ACAATAGAAGAAACAGGAGACCAATTTGAAATGGTTGAAAATTCTTGGGATGTTTTTATAAATTTTGTAATAGTTCCCTCAATATCATAACTAATATATTTTGTTGCATAATCGTTTTTGAAATATATGTTATAAATTTTACCATTAGTACCAAGAAGGTTTTTGGTAGCAGGGAGACTTGTAAATTTAGCATACAAAGCACGATTAAAATATATATTAACACGGTTAGTTCTTTTCCAATCAAAAAATTGTTCTTGAGCCAATATTTCAGCAGTTAAATTATTATCATTCCATATCATTTTTGGTGGTATCAAGGCATTCAAAGTTGAACCACCAACAAGAGTTTTTAAATTTTGAGTTAATGTATCAAAACAATTATTAACAAGATCACAATAATGACGAAATGAATTTCCATAATAATATTCGGTTGAAGCATCTTGTAATGGATTTGGTGCAGATGGACTAGCAATATGTTTATTTGTAGGAGACCAAATTAAATTTAAAGCACCAACAGTTGAATAATTAGTTCCATTAAAATATTCCATTGTTATTGTATCAATCATTTTATTAGGATCGGTATTAGGATATGGCATAATATCAGCAATAAAACTTGGTAGGTTATATGTATCTAATTGAAAACGAACAATAGATAAAGAATAATCACCCGCATTCTTTATGACTGGATTATTTCTTGTTTCACTAAATCTTAAAGGTTGTGAAGTATCACTTGAAGATTCAAAATTATTAATTGTAATATCATAATAAATCTCTCTTGGTTTTTGAATATTAATCATTGTATAATATTATTATATATATTTATTTTATATAAATTAATAATGAATATTCAAAAAATATTGGAACTTTTATCAATTGATAATGAAGTAGATTTAATAGGCTCTAACGCTAATAAATTAATAAAATATAATACAGATTATGATACTCAAGAAATAATAGAAATAAAAGAGGTAGAAGATTATGAGAAGTATGCTAAAAAATTTCAGAACATATTTAAAATCGCCCATAATTCAAAAGACATATTTATAACAGATATGAAGGCTGGTAGATTTAATACCACGCCAATAAGATGGAAGTATGAAGATATAATGAAAGGTTATAAACAAATAGAACATATAAAAGTGTTTTTAAAAGATACTTTTTATAGTGAAAATAATAAAGTTAAATTAGATATGGTAGTATATATAAGTGGTGAGTATATTGAGTTTTCGTGTAATTATTATTTTGAAAATCCATTAGTCCCTGATGAATATATTGAGATTTCGTTATTACAAGATATTAAAAAATATTATTTAGAAAAGAAATATATGAAAATGTTAAAACGAATAACGTCATTTAGATCACATTTAAATAAAGATGTTAATGATTTGATAACCTTTTTCAATTCTGAAGCAGGTTTAATATATACATATCATCATAAATTAGATGTTATATTATTATTACTTGATACAAAGCAAAAAGTGCCATTTTCAAATATTAAAGATGCGGTTGATGAAATTATAAAAAATTTACCAAATGAATTTGAAAATAAATATAGATTAAATAAAAAAAATATAAAAAATATTATAACTGAAATTATGGATAAATTAAAAAATATGATAAATAATTATGTTATAGAATTCGTTGATAAAATATAAAGTTAAAAAAATATTATGTTGTTCTATATTATATATATATGGAAACTTACCCAAAATTTAAAAATAGTCTTCAAGTCATTAAGCAAAAAGATGCGTTGATTAAAGAAATATATTCATCTATTCGTTCAACATTCAATAACTTATCAGAAATCGAATTAAACGTTGAATTAATTTCATTTATTTGTGACGCTATTGAGGAAGCAGTTAAAACTAACTCATTGACAAGCATAAATAAGTTAGAAGTATTTCACGAAGTTTATGGGCTACTATTCACCAAAGAAAAACTTGAAAAAAATAAAGATTATTTACATAGTGTGATTAATTTTTTACACGACCATCACTTAATTAAAGCAATATCACTAATTGAAAGGGTCGGGCGTTTTTTATATAATGTTTTTTTGCGAAAAATCTAAAAAATGTAGCAATCGCTAAAGATATAATAGAAAATCAAATATATAGTGTCACATATAGGAGCGTAATTAATCAAATAAAAAATAGAACTATTAGAAGAGTATTTAAATTTGTAATTACAGAATATTTAATTATAAAGATTAGTGCAAAGTCAATATTTATTATTTTCTTTTTTGTGAGTATTGTAATTTAAAATAATATAACACAATAAATTTTTAGAATAAATATAATATTAAAAAAATTTTTAATATATAATATAAATATATATATTATATACAAATGTCTGATAAAAGTTTTAATCCAGTAATTGTTCGCGATTCAAGAATCAACGATATTTCAACACAATTAGAGTATGCAGTACATAAAGGTGCATCACAAAATAACTACCAACAAATTGAAGCAACAAGTAAAGATACAACCAGTATTAATTTCCAAGTTACGCCACCATCAGAAAATATAGTTATTGATCGTAATGTGACTATTACAAATGATTTTACACTTCGTGTTGTAATTGGTGACGGTGTTCCTGATACAGAGTTTGGATTTTTATACGGTGGGACAGAAGCATTGAATCAGTTCCCATTTAATTCGTTGTGTAAAACTTCAACCTGCACAATAAATGAATGTCATAATTCAGTAAATACTCAAGATATGCTACATACTTTAGTGAGAATGTACGATGATGATGAATTCAGTAATTATGATTGTCCCACTATGTCTGATAACAGATTTAAAAAATATCCAGATATGGCTTTATCTCATAGTAATCCATTGTGGTCATATTTACAAGCAAAGGGTAAATCAATACCAAGAGGAGCACATCCAATTAAATCATTTAGCATACAACGATACAATGGTGCTGGTGTAGCACAAGGAGCACCCGCAACAACTGAAGCAGGACTTGCTTTAGCCACAACTTCTACTCATGCTACTGATAATTGGATAGCAGATTTAAGATTTGAAACAACTGAACCTTTATTATTTTTATCACCATTCATATTTGGAAAATCTAATCACAATAATGCTGGTATTCACGGAGTAAGAAGCATGAATTTTTCATTTAATTTAGATACACAAGCAAGAAGAGTTTTCTGTTCTGGACGAGTACAAGATGTCACAGTATCTTTAACTCATTTACATAGTTCAAAATTAAATTTAAATTATTTATCAGTTCAAGCATCTGATTTACTTCACCCTAGAAATGTTGTTCCACAAATTGAATATTTCCGAACAATACAATCTGGAACTCAAATTAATGCAGGTGTAGAAACCACTGTCAATACATCTGCTTTACAATTCAGTCAATTACCTAATAAAATATATATTGTAGTAAGAAAACCAATAAATACCTTATCATCGAAAGACTCAAATAGTTTTTTACCGATCAAAAGTATCACTATCAATTTTAATAATGTTTCAGGCATTTTAAGTGGAGCAACGCCGATGGATTTATATAAAATGAGTGTTGCTAATGGTTCTAAACAAGATAAATACGAGTTTTTAGGTTATGCGATGACGAGTAATATTAAAAAACCTACCATTGGTTCAATTCTTATCATAGACCCTTCACGCGATTTAAATTTACCAGATTATTTATCTAATGGATCAACAGGACAATTTTCATTTCAAGCAAATATAACATTTACAAATACCGAAGATGTTGCTATCGTTCCAGAAATAATGATTATTACGGAAAATGCTGGAGTTTTTATCACTGAAGCAGGTCAAAGTATGAAACAATCAGGACTTCTCACTAAAGAGATAGTAATGGATGCCACAATGTCTCAATTTGGTGAAAGTTCAAACTATATTAAATCATTCGGTCAAAATTGTGGTGATAATTTAAATCCCAGTAATTTGAAAAATATTCCTCTCTTAAATTTTAAAAAAAGCGGTAGTGGGGCTAAAAGTGGTGGAGCAATGTCAGGAGGTGGTGCAATGTCAATAGGTTCAAAATTAATGAATATGGTGTAAAAAATTAAAATTAACATCAAAATTATATATTAATAAATATTTTAACACTGAAAAAATAAAATTTACATCCAAATTATAAACTATTAAATATTTTTACACTAAAAACAACTTTTTAACAACAAAAATATATTCTTTAAGAATGTATTTTTTATTAATGTTTTATTTTCTACTTACACAATAAAAATAATATATAACATATATTTATATATCATATTATGCCATTCAATTCATCACAAAACAGTATTTTTAGTGACCAATCACCAGAAGTATCATTCCACACGCTGAAAAATTCATACGCAATACCCAAAGAAGGATATAACCAATTACCATACACGCTATTAACATATAGACCAACCGCAAAAGTTGATAATTTCATCAAACCTGCTAATGTTCACAGTAATATAAGTTATTTAAATAATAATGAATTAAATTATATTAATGAAGAACAAAAAAAACAAATTAATAAAGAACAAAAAAAACTTATCAATAAAGATGAAGAATTGATAGGTGATGGAATTGGTAATTTCAAAAGTGCAAAGAACAGAGTAAATAAAACAGTTAATAGAGTTATTGAAAATGTTGATGATAATACTATTAAAGTTGGTGGTAGTATTTTTAAAAAAGTTAAACAAGTTGCAAAGAAAGTAGGTCAAAAAACTCTTGATAGTGTTAATCCTATAAAGGGTGTTAAAGATCGTATAGATGACGCACAAGAACTAAATAAACTAACAAAACCACTGCAAAAAGCAATCGCAAAATCCGCAATTGACAAAGATGGATTAATTCATAAAGGGATTTCGGCAACACTCGATCAAGTCCCTGCATTACTTGGAACGGCTGTTGCAACTGGTGTAACCGCATATACTGGCAATCCTGTGGCTGGTGCTATGGCTGGTAAAGCAACCGCTTATGGTGCAAATGTAGGTAGAAAAGAATTAGATAAAAGAACAGGTTATGGTGCTGTACCAAAAGGTGTTGGAAAGTATAAAAAAGAGGTTGATTTAGATAAAGTAATTAGTAAATATGTCCCAGAATTAGCAACAGGTAATAAAAGCGG